TTGAATGGCTTCAAGAATTTTCTTGGGCTTCTTGGAACCAGCAACCAGCTCGTTGCACTCAGTAAGTATATCTTCTACTCCAATAAATTCTTCTTCAAGAAGTTTCGGGAATTCCTTTGCTAAAGTTTTGAAACCTACGCCTTTGACGCCATCAATACGGTCGGAACTATCACCGATAAATGCTCTTGCAGTAGCGAAATTTTCTGAGCTCACTCCATATTTTTCTAGTACGCTCTCTTTTGTATACAGTTGAGCACCCGTATGAGAGTACATATATACATTATCTCTCAAGAGTTGCAACATGTCTTGGTCAGAAGAACATATCACAATAGGTCGAGTTTCGTTTTTAAGCCTATGTCTACATAACCAACCAATGACGTCATCAGCTTCGCAGTCGTCAGCGTACAATTGTTCGATGGGGGTCATTTCTAACGATGCTACCGTTTGAACTACTTGCCATCCAAAATTCTCTGGTGAGTCCAAGTCTTTCTCGTAGAGTTCACTTCTATTCAAGCGCAAAGGCTTTCTACCAGCTTTATAGCCTGGATGTAATGCACGACGCCTAGCACTCTTACCTCCCTCCCAAGCTATAATAATCCTAGAGGCTGTGAACATCTCCGAGACTACACCTAAACTTCGAAGAAATCCTGTGAAACCTCCTATAGGTTCCCCATTCGATGACAATGAAGGATTTACCAAGTAATTTCTTGCAAAAATATTATAACCATCAATTAATAAGATAGCACCTTGAGGAAAATTAGAGTTTGATTTAGCCATTACAGGTCTCCGAGAATTGTTACTGGAATATTGGCTTCATCTAAAAATGATTGCCACCCCTCTCTATCTAATGTGAGAATTTTTAATTTTCCCCTGAGTTCTTCCCATCGGTCTACTTCCATTTGTGTACCAGTAGATAACACAATTTCTCCATCAATTTTGTCGCCAATCACCCATAATTCTGACTTAGGGTCTCGGGCAACAAGTTCTAAGATAGACATTGTAGAAGCAATCCCAGCATTTCTCTCGTGATCGTCTAAGTCATTACCGTAGACACCACGATAAATAGAAGAGTGTGGAACAATAGGCGCTAATCCTTTACGTTGCGCTAATTGACCCACGCGTTCTGCAAATTCCGTATTTCTCTTCATGGTCATGCCATTCGATGGACTATAAGGTCCAGCTATATATACGATTTGTTTCATTATGCTTCTCCATATAATTTTTTCAATGTTTCTCTGACTTCTATTTCTTCTTGAATGATTCTATTCAATGTTTTAAGACTCTCAAGAATTTCTCGAGGTAATGAAGCAGACTCAAGTTGCCATTGGACTTTTTTCCTTTGAGACATAAGTTTCTCCAAAGCATGTTGATGAATTTCTATTTTGTCGTTATGACGCATATATGTTCTCCATAAAAATAAAGGTGGTACAGTAATTTACCATACCACCCTCAATGATTACAAAGGAATTATCTCTTATAGATCTGTGAGATCATGATCAAGATCCATCGCAATTTGCTTCATCTCTTCATAAGAGTCCGGATTGATAACCATATTTTCTAAGTCTTTACCCATATAGCCTGAATAGAAATTATTGAAAACTGTCATAGCATATTGACTCCATTGAGGTGACTCTAAGATTTCTCCAAATTCCGGTTTATAGAACTTCTTCTCTTCGATTGTATCTCCGGTATTCTTGTTCAACAACTTAATTGTTTTCCAAGCACCAGTTCCTTCAATTAAGACCTGAGTATCTGCATCATGATCGATAGGACCATTATCTGCGCAGTGTTTTCTCACCAAATCAAAGATATATTCAGCTTCTTCAATACCTTTTCCAAAGTGAATCTCAAACTCACATCTGCGAAATGGAGGAGCTACTTTATTTTTAATAGTTTTGGCAATGACTTTGATACCAATGGTATTCCCATTTTTATCTTGAATTCTCTTGCCTGAATCAAGCTGAATGCGGACTGACGAATGGAAGGGAATAGCTTTCATGTTATTCCTCATCTTTCGAAGAGGCACGGACTATATCTTCAAAAATGTCTTGTGTTGATTTCTCGAATAATTCCGATTCCCAGATTCTCAATACACTGAATCCTTTCTCGGCATATACGGCATTTTTCTTAGCATCACATTTCCAGATTTCTTTAGCTGACTTCCCTTTCTTGCCTACGATATCATCAGGCATAAATCGATCGGGGTTGGCATGCCAATAATCTCCATCTATTTCTACAAACAGATTAAAATCAGCTAAATAGAAATCTGGATAATACGGAGCACAATGAAATTGTTTCTCATATTTGAAACCTAATTCTTGAATATGTTCCTCAAAGAGCAGCTCCCCATGAGTATCTTTGCTTTTGAACCTCTGGAGCTTATTGGCTTTCATCCAAGCATTGAGTCTCTTATCGGCTTCTTCTTTTCCGTATTTCATTTCCCATCTGGCATAATTCGACATCTTCATTATTTCAGTTACATTAGATTCGAACAATTGTGGAAATTTTTCCTTGTTCTTAAAAATAAATGACTTCGTAATTTCCGAATGATTTTTCAATAACTCTGGATCTTTCCAAGCTCTTTTTATGTTTCGTATTCTTCGTTTTTGCAATTCAGAATCCTTAGCATTTTTTCTAGATTGATTAGTCCAATGTTCTTTATTTTCATCAGATTGACGCCACTTCTCAAATCTATCGAAGTTTCCAAAACTGGCTTCCGGAAATTGTTCTCTGTATTGAATAGTCGTTAATCCGTGTCTTTTCAGATGGGAATTAGTGATTGCTTTGAATTGTTTTCCACAAATCAAACACTTGTATTTTTGTCCCGCGCTCATGGTTATTTCCTCCTGTTTTCTATAAGTATGCAATGGAATAGCTTTTCCATAAAAATATTTAACAGGAACTACTTTAACTAGTCTCTGAACCTTCAACCTATTACTAGGAAGCTTGGCTGCTGATTGTCCAATCTGATAATTTCTCAAACAATTCACGCTCGGAATTACTTCCCACGTTGTAGTATCATCAGCTCTAAGGAGTTTCCAGCAATTCACGGGATTAGTTAGCATCTATTTATACACCTGCAAGGGAGGCAAAACGTCTACCACCCGGTGTTGTATTGTGATTGACTTCACCACCAGCCAAATAACAATTTCCGTTAGGAACATGCATATCTACTACTTTCATTGGTTCATCGATTCGTTTAGCATCTTTACGATTTTTTGAACGAACCCAATTACCATCAACAAGTGTTCGATGAGCTGGTGTGGTTTTTAATCCTCCAATTTCATAATGATGATCAACAGCTGATTTCACAATAAAATCTGACATATCTTGAAAACCTGTTGGAGTATTCACTTTAATGCCGAATCCTTCAAGATCGTATTCAGCTGGCTCATCTAAGTTAGGGATTCCGAGAATCTTTGAAAGTTTTTCCATTGTCATTTTTACTTTTATATTAGGCATTAGGACCTCCTTGGCCATTTTTTAATTTATTTTGATATTGAGCATAGTATTTAGCAAATTTGGAATTTTCATCAAATTCTAATTCCACTTCTGTCGTAAATGGATCAACACAATGTGGATCACCAAACATTACTCCAATAGCTGTACGAATTTGATTTAAACAGATGAATAGGACTTTTTCATTTGCGATAAGACCTGTAATCTTTCGCATTCCCTTTGAGATAACACGAGCGTTGAGACCTATTGTTTGTTTATCGTAGTCTCCTAACAACTCGTCTTTTGGAGATGTAGCAGCTACTGAGTCCCACACAATAGTAATAGGCACGTCTTTATTGAGTTCTTTAGCACGAAGAATAGTTTTCTCAGCTACAGAAAGAACATCTTCAGTACAATGGGTATCAACATACACAAATCGTTTTGTGATGTCTACTCCTAAAGCTTCTAAGTTTTCTATCGAAGTAGCATTTTCAGTATCGATATAAACTACAATACCTCCTGCTTTCTGTGTATTTTTGCAAGCTTGGATTGCAATATGAGACTTACCGATAGAAGGCGGCCCAAATACTTCTACGATTCGAGATTCTGGAAATCCACCACCTGGGGCTCCACGAATAATAAAGTCTAGCTGTTTTGATCCTGTTGAGATCCAACGATGTACGTGAGTTGGTGAATCATCGATAGCAAGGTTATAAGCTACACGAGACCCATGCTCTTTGTTTAGAGCTTTAATGAGATCATTGGTGAAATCAATTGATCCACCTGAATTCTCTGTTTCTGTTGTTTTTGGTTTTTTAGCCATATTGACTCCTTTGTTTAATAACAATTAAATTTTAATAAGAAGATTCGGGCTTTACAAAGTTTTGATTATATAAAAGGGAGCTCCCGAAAGAACTCCCTCACTTTTCAAGCAATATTTAGATTCGAATTAGAATGGAAACTCTTCTTCGAGATCACCGAATGCATCGTCCAAATCGACATCTGTTTTACGATTCGATCCTTTAGACTCTGTTGTAGAGTTCTTTGGATCTGAATTTGATACACCAACGGAATCATCGGATTTTGCATAAGGATCTTGTGCACCACCTGACAACCACTTGGTTACAGAATTCTCAATTTGTTCATAAGATTGCAACTCAAACAAGTCATTTAAATCAGGAACATTAGACATGATTTTTTCAATCTCTTTCTTTGTTCCTAAAGGTGATTGTTTAGGACGTGGCATAATAGACGTATCTGCCCATTTTTTACCAGGTGTCTTAGTCACAGTAATCTTAATATCAAAACCGTTTTCGATATCAGTAATATCACCATAGTCTGGATCCATCATTGTTTTCAACAAGTCTTGATAGATGCCTTTTCCAAAAGACCACAATCGCAAGCCTTCTGACTCTTCTCCTCGAACCAAGACCAAAGCATAAGTACGCATCTTTGGATATAGCTTTTTAGCTAACTCGTAAGACTCTTTAGTGCCTTCAGATTTCAATTTTTGTATGAGTTCATTGACAGGATCTGGTTTACCAAATTGGTAAGGA